AGGCTTCGCTATTGCTCAGCCATAAGGGTAAAAAAATAGGTAAAAGTTGAAATAATTTTGATTTTTGAATTTACAAACAATCACATAACTTTGTAACATGGGTAAGCCAAAATACATCGAAACACCAGAGAAGCTACTTGAACATTTTATGAACTATGTAAAATGGGCTAAGGATAATCCACGAAAGAAAGAGGATTACGTCGGGAAAGATGCTATAAGGGTTTATAGGGAACTAGAACGACCATTGACTTGGGTAGGGTTTGAATGTTGGTTGTTTGATAACGGGATAATAGCAGAACTAAAGGATTATGAGCAAAATAAGGACGAAAGGTACACAAACTATGCCCCCATCATATCGCGCATTAAACAAGCTATCGAAACCGACCAGTTCGAGGGCGCAACAGTAGGCCAGTACAATCACAACATCATAGCCCGTAAATTGGGATTGATTGAAAAGAGCGAAACTACAAACAAGGTTATTACCGTAGAAATTCAAGAGGATTGAAAGTAATACTTCCAGCCTGGAATAAAACGATTAACGAGGCATTTATACCGCTTATTGGCAATCAGGATAGGTATGTAATATGTTACGGTGGTAGGGGTAGTTCTAAGAGCCAATGGGCGGCAAAGAAACTGATTTATCGTTGTTTGACAGAGTCGTATTTCAGGTATATACTTTATCGTAAAACATACAACACAATCAAGGATAGCCAATTTCAGACAATCAAGGATATTGTGTATGAATGGGGATTGCAAGATTTATTTGTGTTCAATGTAAGCCCGTTAGAGATACGATGTATCAACGGGAATAAGTTTATTTGTCGGGGTGGCGATGAGCCTAAAAAGCTGAAATCTATCAAAGACCCTACTGGCGTATGGTATGAGGAAGAAATACCAGATGAGGGTGATTTTATCACAATTACAACATCAATACGCACACAGAAAGCACCCTATCTGCAAGAGATATTCACCATCAACCCGGAAGTAGAGGGAGATTACACCGAGCATTGGTTTTGGCAGCGGTTTTTCAAAGACAAACCAGATGGCACATTTAGCGATAAGACTACGATAGACATCGACGATGGCAAGACATTTGAAACCACATACACAGTACATCACAGCACATACAAGGATAACAGATGGCTACCTGATAGCTTTAAAGCGCAATTGTTAGACCTGCAACGCACTAACCCGTATTACTACACGATATACGTGTTAGGGATGTGGGGTAACAGGACAACAGACGGTAATTTTTATTCCGGGTTTGATAGAGCGCGAAATGTATGGATGCGTGACGAATGTAGATATAACCCTGCGCAGGTGCTGCATGTTACATTTGACTTTAACGTAAATCCATATGTTACGATATGTATTTGGCAGATAGCAGGCAAGCGAGCTATACAGATTGATGAGATATGCCTACCAACGCCCAACAACAGGACAGATTTAGCATGTCGGGAGTTCTGTAAACGATACAGAGGGCATCAGGGCGGGGTGTTCATTTACGGCGACCCTGCAGGATTGCATGAAGATACCAGGACCGAGAAAGGATACAATGATTTCAGGATAATCGCAACAGAACTGGCAGAGTTTAGGCCACAGATGAAATATCAGAAAGTCGCACCGCCGGTCCACACCCGGGGACAGTTTATAAACGCGGTGTTTAGTGAGAATGCGCAAGGATTGGAGTTTATAGTCAGCGATAAATGTACGAACACAATCGCCGATTATATGTTTTTGAAGATGGCAAGCGACGGCACTAAAGCGAAGATAAAAACCAAAAACCCTGATACAGGCGTATCGTACGAGAAATATGGGCACTGTTTTGTAGGGGAAACAATGATAACTACCGAAAAGGGCGATGTTAGGATTGATAAGATAAAACCAGGCGATTTAGTTTTAACAAGGACAGGATATAAGCCCGTACTGAAAATATTTGATAATGGGTATAAAAATGTAAACACGTATCGAATAGGAAATAAAGAAATAACATGCACACCCGACCATAAATTCTGGACTAAAGAACATAGTTTTAAAGAAATAGGGCATTTGATTAATTCGACTACTTTTTGTATATTTGAAGAAAATAAAATATGCAACAGGAAATTGAATGTATTGAATTTAACGGGTACAGATTTATCAGAAACCCATTCAGCGACAGGCGGCGAGTTGCAGCCAGAGTATTCAGAAACAAAAAGAAAAGTATATGACATTATGGTAGCTGATGTGCATGAGTATTTTGCGAACGGGATATTGGTTCATAATTGCTCCGATTCCAACGACTATATGATTTGCGCAGCATTTGCGCAGGAATTTTCAGCATGGCAGCGAGGTAGCATCATACGCCCGACAATAGGTAAGAACTACAATAAACATATTTATTAAAATATATGTTATTATATTTGGAATTGTAAATATCTTTACACTATATGTCCTACCTGATTACAAACGATTATCTACCGCAAATACAATCCACGCAACTGGCGCAGCTCATTACGGGCAATAGCGGCATACGTGTTATAGCTGAAAACAGGGCAATAGCGGAGGTTAAATCGCATTTAGTACAGAAATATGTCGTAGATGGTGAATTTACCGATACAGCACAATGGAGTAACAGCGCAACGTATTACGCAGCTAATCGTATCTATCTGGATGCGACAGCATATAGCGCAGCTTCGACATACGCATTAGGTGCGCTGGCATTGTATCAGGGCAATGTGTATAAATGCACAACGGCAATAACAACGCCTGAAGCATGGAATGCGTCACACTGGACATTGATAGGACAGCAATACAGCATGTTTTACGGTAAGTACCCGAAACCGCTATTTGATTTATACGGCGATTACTCTGTTGGTGACCAGGTATTTTACAACGGCCATACATACACATGCAGAATAGCTACATCTGCAATATCACACAGTACAGCATTACAGTACGGTAATTACAGCGCATTGCCGGCGGTGAATATATTTCCATCAGGTCAGCCTCAATCGTCAACATACTGGACAGACAACGGTGCATATAGTATTCCCGCTGGCACCTTACCAACCAACACAACATACTGGACAGCGGGGGATAACCGCAATCAGCAGATACTCGGCTATACGATTGACATTGTGCTGTATTATCTGCATGCACGTATAGCACCGCAGAACATACCAGAGCTAAGAATGGATAATTACAATGTCGCACGCCAGCAATTAGTAGCGATGGCTGACGGAGATATAACACTTGACATGCCACGAATACAACCTAATCAGGGTAATCGTATTCGCTGGGGCAGTGAAGTTCGGAGCATTAACAGATACTAACTAATGGCAAACATATTTAAACGAGCATTCAATTTAATAATCCCTGATTATGCACCGCAAAGCATAACGCCGCGCGAAACGTCTAAAGAGGCTGATAAGAACCTCAATAGATACGTAGCAAATGTGCAACTGCAACGGATCAGGCAAGACGTAGCATCATGGCGTGACGCATTGAATGAGGCTGAACTTGCCTATTACCCGCATAGAGTGAAGATGCAGCGGTTGTTTTTAGATACGTCGAATAATGGGCATGTATCCGCAGCAATGGAGCGATATAAAGATTTGGTATTGCTGAAAGATTTTAAGATATGCGACGCAACAGGGAACGAGAATGAGGAATGGACAAAATACTTTCAATCGCAATGGTTCTACAAATTTATGAACTATGCACTTGATGCTGATTTCTACGGTTATCAGCTTATTGCATTAGGTGATATTGAAAATGACGCATTTCCGAACCTTACAATAATCAAGCGTCATAACATCAGCCCCGATAGGTTGCAAGTAACGCCGTTTGTGTATTCGCTTAGTGGTGCGCATTTCCTTGATGAGCCGTATAAAGACTGGCACGTATGGATACCAACACCAACAGAGAACGCAATCAGCCCCGTAGGATATGGCATACTGTACAAAGTAGCAATATATGAGATATTTCTGCGTAACGTATTAGGATTTAATGGCGATTTTGTTGAGTTGTTTGCACAGCCGTTTAGAGTTGGTAAAACCAATAAAACAAATGAAGACGAACGCGCTGTACTTGAGGAAGCATTGCGCATGATGGGCTCGAGTGGTTGGGCTATTATTGACGAACAAGATAGCATAGAGTTTTTGGAAACTGCATTAGGCGGAAATGGTTATAAGGGCTATGAAAGCCTTGAAATGCGCTGTATGAAGTATATCAGCAAGATTATACTCGGACATGCAGACGCATTGGATAGCATCCCGGGTAAACTTGGCGGCGGTCAGGGAGATGAAAACCCAGTATACCGCGCATTGAGGGATAAGCAGATAAAGCTATGCAGGAATATGGAAAGCATAGTAAATGATACGCTGATACCTAAGCTGCGAAAATTGGGCATTAGGGTACCAACGGGATTACGATTTGATTTTAATAACAATGAAGAGGTTGAAGAATATAGGCGCAAACAGGACGAAAGTAACAAGATAACGGCTGAATTATTTAAGACAATCAAGGATGCAGGCGGTAAGCCTGATTGGAAATACTTTGAAGAACGTACGGGGATACCAGTAGAGGAAGCCCCGGAGCCTGAACCGAAAGCAATCGTTAAAGCTCCGTTACTGAATGAAGCCGTACAAAATAGGTTGAATAAGATTTATAACCATAAGCATTGAAATACACCGACGAACAGATAAAAAGCCTATTGGATGGTATATACGCCGGGACGATTACTGAAACTAATCTGCCCGAAGATTTATACTTTGCGATAGCTGATTATCTTAAACGCGGGTTATACAATGGTTTTGGTGGCTCATTGATTGATTTTTCTGAAGGCTCATCGGATTACGCCATGCTGAAAGAGTTGAGGGAAAACATATACATGTTCAGCGCAGCAAAGACATATGTTGAGGTGCGTGGCATGACTGATTTACTTATTGATGGCGATGTTGTGAAATCATTTGCAGAGTTTAAAAAAGACGCCATGCAGGTGTATGACATTTACAACAAAGACTATTTAAAATCAGAATACAACACAGCGATAGCATCGGCGGAGATGGCCGCTAAGTGGGTAACTATTCAAGATGATATTGATGTATTGCCCAACCTGCGATATAGCACCACTGAAGTAGCATGTCCTATATGTGCGCCGCTTGATGGCACAACGTTACCTGCTACGGATAGTTTTTGGGATGTGTATTACCCGCCTAACCACTACAACTGTATGTGTGTGGCATTACAAGAGGGTGAAGACGTGACATTGACGCAAAACCCGCCAAGTACAAAACATGAAATGGATGATGTATTTATAGGGAACGTAGGAAAGGACAAAGTAGTGTTTAACGCAGACCATCCGTATTTTCAATTAGCCCCTAAAGATTTAGGACGTAATAATTTTGGACTACCAATACCAGAAAATGATTAAAACAATAGATATTGAATTGAGCAGTCTTCGTGTGTATGAAGATGGAGAAATTGGAAGAAGTTTAGTTATTAACGCTACTTGTATATTACCTCCAAAAATAGAATTTATTAATATAACATTAGGTTTTGAACAACATTAATATGAATAAACAACCATTAATATCAAGCGAGCTAATCGCAATGCTTGAAACATTTGTAAACAAAGAGTTATATGCTCAATATTTTTACCGGTCACTGGCAAACGCCATGCAACAGATAGGATATTTTGGAGCGCAAAAATATTTCCTTGCAGAGGCAGCAAGTGAGGGGGAGCATTATCAGAAACATGTAAATTTCCTAAACGATGTGGGCGTTATGCCTAAGCTCGCACCGATACCAAGCGCACCAGCACCACAAGGCATCAAAGAAGCGTTTAAGTCTGCGTTTGATACCGAGTATCAATTATGTAAGGACTACAAACAAGCCACCGCGCAGGCATTGACTAAAGATATTGAAGTATTCGGGCATTTGCAGGAGTTTGTAGATATACAGCGTAAAAGCGTAGGCGAATACGGCGACCTGTTAGCGCGACTGGATTTATGCGGTAGCAATGAAGCGGCATTATTGGAATTTGACGAACATTTGAATGGCTAATAAGTTCGGATTTGATAGGGTACGGAATAACATGGAGCAAGTCAAGCGACAGCTCCCGACGATGCTGGCTAATCAGGCGGTAAATGAGTTTAGTGATAATTTTAATAAGCAAGGATTTGAGGGACAGAAATGGAAAGAAGTTAACAGGCGAATACCAGGAACGAAAGAATACAAATACCCGAAAACAAAAGGGCTGTCACGGCGCAAAAAGCCGATACTTGTTGGAACGGGCAGATTAAGACGGGCGGTAGCCAATAGTAAAAAAATAGCTACTTGGCAGTTGATAAAATTAGAAGTAAATTTGCCATATGCTGCCAATCAAAACGATGGGATAACATTACCGAAAAGGCAATACATGGGGGATAGTGCAAGATTGAGAGCGAAACAAAAACAACTGATAGAAAAAACCATAGATAAAATATGGCAAGCCTGATAAATTAATAAAAACATGCAAAGAACAACTTATTTTACTTACGCCGCAACAGGTATAGAATATGAAACCGCCGTTGAATGGTTTATGGAAAAATTACGTGAAAATAACTGCATTTTAGACGGGGAGTTTTCGCATAAGTATGAAAACAATAAAACATTAGGATATATAGGCACTTTTACTGCAAATGTGATACAATGCCCTCAATAATAAAAACAGCAATACAGGATTTACTGACTGCACTGACAAATACAGCGCAGTTTAATTTTGTCGCTGTATGGAATGATCATGTAAACAGGCTTATCGATGGTAGCGGGTATTCGTATAATTGCCCCGCTGCATTTGTGGAGCTTGAGCCGATACAAGTCATTAATCTATCATCGGGTATAACACAAACAGACTATATAATCCGTGTACATATTGTACATACCGAACTGGATGCGATTGATGGCGCATTAGACCAGAATTTGAACGTGTATGATTACAGGGATGCGGTAAAGGTAGCCATGACAGGGCTAAAGCCTACGAATTTCGGGAATTTGATGTTTAACCAAGAGTTTCAGGATTACGAACATAACAACGTGTATCATTACCTTGTTGAATTTAAAGCCGGGTTTATTGATACTAAGGGCAGTCCTTATGATGTTGATAGTACGGATTGGATAGAAACAACACCACCAACCACATTAACGCTAACAGGTGCGTATAATCCTGAACCGTTTTTAAAGAATAAGTAATGGCACGCACAGTAGAAGAAATATACCAAAACATTATAGCTGCAAAGGAAGCCGATAGCAACCTTAACAGCCTGACATCTACCAGCCGCAGGGCTATATGGAGATTATGGGCATACATTGTTGCGGCGGCTCAAAGTACATTTGAGCAGTTGATGGGATTGGAGAAAGAAAACATACAGAGTATTGTAGATGCAGCACCGGCGGCGAATAGCGCATGGGTGCAAGCGCAGATGTTTAAATTCCAGTACGATGCAACCACACCACAAATAGTGCAGCTTAATACTACCACGTTTGCATATGGTTATCCTACTGTTGATGCTACTAAGTGCATTATCACACGATGCAGCGTAAACAGGCAGATATACAACGTAGTGCAGATTAAAGTAGCTAAGGGCACAACACCCGAAGCGTTAACATCATTGGAGAAATCAGCCGCACAGGATTATATTAACATCATCGGCAATTGTAACGCTAACTATCAGGTAATAAGCCTCAACGCCGACAGGCTATATGTGCAGGCTGATATATACTACAAAGGGCAATATTCGGCAATTATACAGGCAAATGTCATTGCAGCATTACAGGCATACATGGCGGGGATAGATTTTAACGGTCAAGTGTTGGTGAGCGATATTGAGGGAGTGATACGCAATGTAACAGGCGTTAACGATGTGGTGCTGAAGAACGTAGGCGCGCGCGCGGATACAACAGACCCTGATTTGAGGTATTTGCTTGTAGAGAATAACACACTGATAGCTCGTAACTGGCAAACAGTAGCGGGATATATTATTGAGGAGGATAACACAGGCGATACATTTGCAGATACATTAAACTTTATAGCGCAGTAATGTACAGTACCGATTTCAACAACTTTGCACTTCAGATGCTGCCGCCTAATTACAGGCTGGATGCGCATACGGGTTGGATGCAAGCGCAACTTGCACCAATGGTATGGGCAAATGACAATTTCTTTGAGGATTTTGTAAATGGTTCGAGCTACCCGGATTATAACGCCGGCACAACATACGGCTATCAGGATAGAGTAATATCAGATCATGCAGTGTATGAAAGCAAACAATCGGGCAATACAGGCAATGCGTTAACCGATAGCGATTGGTGGTTTAAAGTGCAGGATAATTACATTGGCGTTTATGAGCGTATAAAATACAACAGCACCAAGCTAATACTTGAATTTGCGCTTAATAAATGGTTTGGCGGTACGTTCAAACAGCCACCCGACACCAGCGATATATATATCACCAAGAACGCTACAAATATACGACCATTTGTAACAGGTGATACTACCGAGGCAAGCGCAGTAGGATATGATATATCAACGGGGTTTGTAGGCGATAGTACCTCGTTTACTATTAACGTAGATTTTACGATAAACATACCGACGGCGTTATACCCCGCTGGCGGTGATGAGGAAATAAAACAATTTGTAAACAATATTATAGCTGCCGAAGCTACATACGATATAGTACAATACTAATATGAAAAGCATAGACAATAATTACATAACCAGTACGGCGTTACAACCATTCAAGAAAGGCACATGGTCGCACTTACAAAGTGCGTATCAGGAAGTGTTTAACGCTATATTGCGAGGCCACACAGATGCGCTGAATAACTTTAATACCGTATTTGTGATATATGGGTGCAAGGTATCAGTAAGCGGCGGTAATTACACCGTAAGCGCGGGGGCTGTGTATTATAACGGTACGGTGTATCTTATGGATGCCAAAGGAGCTACGGCAGTGCCAGGCGGTGGTAATACATACGTTTGCAAGATAAAGACAACGTATTTTACCGATGCGACGGCAGACCCGGTAACATTTACCGATAGCAGTGCGCAGAACGTACATAAGATAGAGAAAGTAGAGATTGAGGCAGGCGCATCAGGTAGCGGGATTGCTGATTATGCTGATTTCGTTGGTATGCCAATAGCAACGGGCGGTTATTTGAGTTTAGGCTCATGGACAGGTAGCAGGCCGTTTGATTTCCAGGTTGACAGAAATATATATTTCAGTGGCTCAAGCAGTGCAGGCCCTACATTTGACTTACAGAACGCAAAGATAGGGTGCAAGCAGAAAGCGTATGTGCAATTGAACAACGGCGAGAATTTCAGCGTAACAGGTACTACAGATTATGATTATCAGTTGATACTCCCTAAGGCGGGCACATGTACTGTATATTCAAATACCAGTGCTGCAATAGCTATAACCAGCACGCAGCAATATGTTATAGAGATGGAGTATTTGGGCATATTAAACAGTAATCCACGTATATCAATAACTGTATTCGGTTTATAATGAGCGATAAGAAAACAATAGCACAACGAGTAGAACGAGCATATCCGCACCCGGCATTAAAGCAGCGGCTGAATGACTATGCTCAACAGACGGGCAAGAGTAAATCTAAGGTCATATGTGAAGCATTGAGGGCGTATCTACCAGATAAAAATACAATAAGGGGTAAGCAACAATAGGGGGATTTTAATCCCTCTTTATTTCACATTCACCCCTTTGAATGTTATCCGTGTTTTGGATAACCTAATATCACCGATGTGATTATCCTCATAATACAAGGCGTATCTATTCTTTGACTTGTATTTAAATACTTTCCGTATAACAGCTACGTCATTGCTGTTTAAGTCCCGTTTCAAATGCGCTGCAATAGCGTTATAGATTATTCCGTCTTCAAGCTGCCGGTATTTCGCCAGCATGGCATCATGTATTTTCTGCATAACACAAATATACATTAAAAAGGTGGGTACACCTTTAGGTGAGGTATAAATATTGATTGAATTTTATACTAATGTTTTTCAATTATACCATTGACTATCTGGCCGAAGAACCGATAATGCTTATCGACAGGCATATCGGAATTGATGAGAACGGGCAAATGGGTATCATGGGCGACCAGTTCGCAAATGAGCTTTTGGCATTGGATGGCATGGGTAAGAAGCGCATACAGGTATGGATTAACAGTGTAGGCGGTAACGTTATGGATGGCATGAGTATTTATAATGCTATTCTACGCACTAAAACCAAAGTTGATACATACAATGTAGGCGTAGCAGCTTCAACAGCGGGTTGGATATTCTTAGCAGGACGTAAACGATATATGAACGATTATGCTATCCTGATGATGCACAACCCATATATAGACAGTGAGGCAGCGCAGGATAAAGGGCTTGAGGCGTTCACCAACAGCATTACCACTATGATAAGCAATCGATGCGGTAAGACTTATGAAGAGGTAGCGAATATGATGAATGAGGAAAGCTGGTTAAGTGCAGATGAATGTATAGCGTATGGCATGTGTGACGAGATAACCAACAGCGGGGATTTGAATAAACGCAAATTATCATCAATGGCAGCCCGTGACGCATGGAGCTACGCCAATAAGATATTAAACAGCACATTAAATAAAACCAAAATGATAAAAGTTACAAACAAGCTGGGACTTGTACAGGACGCATCGGAAGATAGCGTACTCGAAGCAATAGCAGCGATAGAAAACAAGGCTGCCGAAACTAAAAACAGTCTTGAGGCGGCGATTGCAGAAAACGAGACTTTGAAAGATCGCATTGCTGATTTGGAAGCTGAAAAGAACGCAGCAGAAACAGCATCTAAAGAGGCACAGGCCGAAACGCTTGTTAATGAAGCGGTTGAAGCTGGCAAGGTAGAAAATAAAGCTGAAGTAATAGCAACATGGAAAAATCAGGCTATTGCAAACTTTGAAGCTACTAAGGCTATGCTGGAAAGTATCGCGGTTAACAAAAAAGCACCGGTAATTCAAGCGACAAACGAAATTAAGCCCGACGGTATGCCAACAACAGCGGCAACTCTTATGGCTCAACTTATTAACAAACACAAAAACAATAAATAGATATGTCTTTAGTAATTAATGATACCTCGTATGCAGGTACCTTCGCGAGTTACTTCTGGTTACCTGCTACTTTCGGCATGGACACTATACAAAAAGGTGCGGTATATGTTCAGGATGGTATTAAGAAGAAGCACACAATAGGCCGTGTGGATTTCGCCAATCCTTTACAAGCGCGCCAGGCTACACCAACATCAAGCGGTACATATACCATTGATGGCCGTGTGTTAGAGCCACAGGATTTGATGCTCTACACAGAGTTTAACCCGCGTGATTTTGAACAACACTGGTTAGCTGAGCAACTTAGCCCTACTTTGTTGGCACGCGAACTGCCTGTAACAGCTGAAAACTACATGATTCAGATAGGTCTTAACCGTATGTTCGAGCAAATCGAAACAGGTATCTGGATGGCATCAACTACATACACAGCTACACCGGGTTCATCTGGTAACGGTCAGATATGTTTCTTTGATGGGTTCATGAAGAAATTTGTAAACGATAGCGACGTTTATTCTATCGCATCTCCATTGCCTTTAACTGCAGGCGCAACTACTGGCTCAGTTAAAAACATTGCTGAAGCGTTCGACGCACTGTTATCAAGCGTAGCGGCTAATAACAAAGCCTTGATTACACGTGCATCACGTTATGAGCGTATGAAGTTCTTTGTATCAACTGCAACAGAACAAATCTATCATACATTCCTGACTACTTCACAGACTTACAAAGGTGTGAACACAACAGATAAAGGTATCAACCTGTATAAAGGTTATGAAGTTATACCTCTGGCGGGTTTCCCTGATAACAGTATTTTGTTCTGCGAAGGTTTGATGGATCCAAGTTCTAACCTATATGTAGGTATGAACAGTACAGAAGATAACCAACTTAAATTAATGAGGTTGCAAAACAACTCTGAATTGTTCTTCCTGAAAGGCTTGATGAAGTACGATGTTCAGTATGGTTTCTCTAAGCAGATATTCCTGTACACAACTTTGACAGCGGCAGATTTTACAGTTTAATAACTAAAAACAACAACACGAAAATGAAAAATATATTAATAGCATTATTTGTGATTTGTGGCTTTGCAGCTTCGGCGCAATCTACATCACCTCGTTTTGGTACTGCCAAAAACGAAGACCGCACATACCGCGCGCTGTATCTGACTAAAACTACGCTGACAGACGCAACAGGTAACGATACGTCAAGCATTAAGCCTAACGCGTTTACATCGTACTACGCTCTGGCCGCTGTTGATAGTACATCTATCAAGATTGGCTCAACTGCAACATCATACTACGGCGATATGATTAGGCTTATCGTTACCGGTACATCTGGCAAGATGATAAAGTTTGTAGGTACAAACATACTTACTGCTGGTACAGCTACACTGTCAAGCAATGGGCGCGCAGTTGTAACGCTGGTATTCGATGGTAGCAAATGGGTTGAAGTTTCAAGAGTCGTACAATAATGGAAAATATAAGACACTTTTTTGAGGTGGTAAACACTAACGCAACAGTGGTTTATGTATTAGGCAATGACTACTATATAAACCCTGTTGCAGGGGGTGTAAAAGTAACACGGGAGGAAGCATTAAAAGGCTCTGCACCTGTGGTAGAAGAAACACAAAATATTTCACGTCGTAAAAAAGACAAATAATGGCTCTTAACGATATTACTTTTGTTAAAGGTCAGGGCGGATTAGGCAGGGCATTACCAGGCGAAGATTATATTTCTGGCCTGTTGTATTACTCAAACGCTTATCCATCTGGCTTTAATTCAAGTAACAAAGTAAAACAAGTATTCAGCCTGCAAGGTGCTGAAGCGCTTGGTATAGTTGATACCTATACAGACGAAACGGCGGCAACAGCGACAATAGAGGTAACCAATAAAGGTGCGGATGGTGATACTTCAGAAATTGAAATCACTATACCTACAAAGAACGGCGGCACTGAAGTTGTTAATTTAGGTAAATATGTTAAAGTATCAGGCGATACAACTGAAGATGATGTAGCTGACGCTATTAATACTATCATTAATAACGGCACATTGACGCATGGGTTTAGCTCTACAGTATCTACCGATACGGTAACTATTGCAGCGCGCAAAGGTCTTGGTATAGCATTAAATAGCGGCACACCGCTTGTAGTTACCGATACTGGTACTATTGCAACTACAGCAACACAATTCAGCGGCGGCGTAGCATCGAAGTTGGCACCACTGCACTACCATATCAGCGAATATTTCAGAATACAGCCACAGGGCAACCTATATGTAGGTGTGTTCCCTGTACCGGGTTCTTATACGTTCAGCGAAGTGGCAGACATGCAGACATACGCTAACGGTTCTATTCGTCAATTGGCGATATACAACACAGCGGCACGCACTGCAAACAACGTAGTATCAGATACAACAGCACTGCAAACGCAGGCTGAAGCATTGGAATCGTTGCATATGCCTATATCGTTCCTATATGGTGCGAACATCAAGGCGATTACAGACCTTAGCACATTGAGCAACCTTGCTACATCAACAAATGAAGCGGTATCTGTAAACATATCACAGGACGGCGGCGGCGCAGGTGCTGATTTGTATGTAACTTCTGGATTTTCAATTACCAATATCGGCGCATTGCTCGGTACTGTCAGCCTGTCTAAGGTATCGGATAGTATCGCATGGATTGAGAAGTACGACGTATCAAACGGCGTAGAATGTGAAACCGTAGCATTTGCGAACGGTACGCTATATACGTCGGTTGCAAGATCATTGCTTAGCACGCTGAATAATTACAGGTATATATTCCTGACAAAGCGCGTAGGTTTGAACGGCTCATGGTGGAACGATAGTCATACGGCAATTGCTACAACCAGCGATTATGCGTATATCGAAAACAACAGGACAATAGACAAAGCGATACGCGGGGTTTACTCATCATTGCTGCCTAAGCTTAACAGTCCGTTAGTGCTGAATAGTGACGGTACAATGACTGATAACACTATTGCAATACTTACAGCGGCTGCACGTCCTAATCTCGACCAGATGGTGCGTGATACTGAAGTGAGCGCGTACAGTGTGACGATAGACCCTTCTCAGGATGTACTAGCAACGTCTGAAGTAGTGGTAACGATTACGATTGTACCTGTGGGCGTAGCGCGTAACATAGTAGTTAACATAGGATTTGCAGCAGCAATCTAAAATAAAAAAATAACATGGCAACACCATTAATAAACGGTATAAATTATTCTTGGGCTAACATAACTGTAATCGGTCTTGGTGTTCCGTTCATCGGAATTACCAAGATTGATTATAACGCCAAGCAGGAAAAAACAAACAACTACGGTGCAGGCTCGCAGCCCGTATCGCGTGGTTATGGCAGGGTAGAATATGAGGGTAGCCTTGAGTTGTATCTTGATGACTGGAAACGCATTATTGCAGCGTCACCGAACCGCAATCCGCTGGAAATTACACCGTTTGATATATCGGTAGTATTCGCCGGTACAGGTGTACTGCCTACAACCGAAGTATTACGCAGCGTTGAGTTTTTGGAAAACCCAATGACGGCAAATGAGGGCGATACTAAGCTACTGATTACTATCCCGCTGATAATTGGGACTATTGAAAGGTAATAAATCAAATACGATATGATAACACAAGAACAGATTACAGAAAAAGAGACCGAAGTACAAGCCAAAGCCGATGAGCTTACAGCGCAATTGAAAGTTAAAGTACATCCGATTTGTTTTGTTGAGGGTGACGAGTTTATTACCGGGTTCATGCGTGAGCCTGATAGAATGACAAAGACAAGATACCTGGATAAAGCGGTGGCATCATTAGCAAGCGCAGCGGGTGAATTATTGGAAGTTTGTTTGTTACGTGAGCATAGCGACAGTAGAATACTAACAAATGATAATCATTATTTTGGTGCGTGTGCTATTGTTAATGCACTCGTTCAGGCTTCGCAAAATGTAATCGGTAAAAAAAAATAGAGTTTAAGCAAATAGTGGATAGTAGCGAAGAACGGCAAATAGCTGCACTCTTACGCTACTATTTTCATTTAGACCCTGATACGCTTACTGAAGATGAATTTTGGATGCGGTGGTATGAGTTGGATTGGGTACTTATAAAATTAGGTTTGAAAAATGGCTGAAAATAAAGTAACATACACCTTAGCGTTAAAAGACCTATTTACCGACGCATTACGAAAAGCCGAAGCGCAAACTGATAACTTTGATGCAAAAGTAAGCGGGTTACAGGGTACATTTAAGAAAGTAGCCGTAGCCGCGACTGCATTATTTGCAGGGCGTGAGGTTATCAACTTCCTGTCTGAAAGCGTTACTATGTTTGATGAGGCTGATAAGGCTTCTAATCAGCTTGCTGCAGGTCTGGCATCAACAGGGGGTGCGGTAGGACTTACGCAGGAAGCACTCGAAGCACACGCGGCGGCGTTGCAGAAAGTTACTCTATACGATGATGACGTTACCAAGTCAGCGCAGGCGGTGCTATTGACGTTTACCAATATACGCGGCGAAATATTTAATAAGACCGTACCGGTTATACAAGACCTTGCTACCCGAATGGGCACAGACCTTAACGGCGCGGCGGTTCAAGTTGGTAAGGCATTACAAGACCCGGTACAAGGTATCAACGCATTGCGCAGGGTAGGCGTATCGTTCAATGCAGAACAAAAAGAAACGATTAAGAACCTGACTGAAACAGGGAGACTTTCCGAAGCGCAAACGCTGATATTACAGGAACTATCTAAGGAATTCGGCGGTAGTGCTGAAGCTGCAGCTAAAGCGGGTACGGGTGGACTGACAATACTCAAGAATGAGTTTAACGATGCCAGGGAGAAATTAGGCGAACTGGTACTTAATGGGCTATACCTATTAACGCCAGCCATTGAAGCCATTACAAGCGCGCTGATTACGTTTACGGGCTATATCCAATCGGCTGTAACATGGATACAACAGAATAAGGAAGTTATTGAAGTGCTGGTAGTTGGTTTAAGTGCATATCTATTGGTAGTCAATGCGTCTGCTATTGCGGTGGGTGCGTTGAACTTGGTAGTAGAAGCGGCAACAGCTATACAGTGGTTATTCAATGCAGCACTGGCAGCCAATCCGATAGGGGCGGTTATACTTGCTATCACGGCATTAACGGCTGGCGTTGTGTGGGCATGGAAGAAATTCGGAGGCTTCAGGGGTGCAATACTCGGAGCATGGGAAGTAATGAAAGGGCTTGTGGGGTTTATTAAAGATTTCGTTATCGGTGTATTTACAGGGCTTGGTAATGTGATTGCGGGTGTGTTTACACTTGATGGCGACCAGATACAAAAGGGGTTAAATCAAGCGGTCAGCGCATATAAGAACTTCGGCAAGAGTGCCGCCGATGCGTTTAATAAGGGATATAAAGAGGGCGAGGAAATGTACGGCGATACGGAAAAGAAAACGCCGTATGTAAAGCCAGCCACTAAGATGGTGCCACCGATTACATCGGGCGAGAAACCAACACAGACAGCACCCGGTACAGGCGTATCTAAGGTAACAGGGCAAAAGGTATATACCATAAACATAGATATTAAATCACTGGTGAATGACTTTAAAGTAATGACAACTACTATAAATGAGTCGCCTGCTAAGATAAAAGAAATGATAACCCGCACGTTAATAGACGCTGTTAACGATGCTCAAATAATAGGAGGTCAATAATGGCTATCAGACCTGAACTACCACCCAAACCAAAGATAGTTAACCCATTGGGGGGATTACTGCCGCCCCCAAATAATGTTATCATATCGGCTGTGAACCCTCATCGAGGCACTATACCGCAGGACAGTTTATATCTTGCGGATAGTGCTATCGCTATTTCTAAGCTGAATACGCCAGTATATTCTGACTTTGCATTTGACGGGGGCAGCTATACCGATGATGCTAACAACACCGTGACATATGACGGCATACGGTTTGATACTGTGTTAATGTCAGTAGAACAAGCGAAGAACATTGTAACTACTCAAATATCAGGGCGTGACGGTACAGTAAAGGAGTACGTCGGGCTTGATGATTACAGGATAACAGTACAGGGTGTATTGACGGGTAGTAATGGCGAATATCCAAAGGTAGATGCACAGACATTGATAACGATACTGAATGCAGCCACACCGTTAACGGTTACGGCTAACTTCCTGGCGTATTTCAATATTACCAGCGTGGTTGTTGCTGATTACTCGTTCCCACAGGTTGAGGGCAGCAATAGTATACAGCCATTTGCCATAACTTTACTATCTGATAATTCTATTGACTACGTGATAATGTAATGCTAATACAAAAGAACATAATAGTTATAACGCAGCAGGGAACGGGTAGAAACCTTGAGCTTACATTTAACTTTTGTAAGGATTTCAGCATTGAAAGCACATGGGAAGATATGACGAGTACGGCTGAAGTTACCCTACCCCGTAAAATCATAGTAAAGAACCAAAATAACGGCGATGTATCATTGTATGATACTAATTTCAATGTTGGTGGCTTCAATAACGATACGCCGTTAATACTCAAGGGGGATACCATACAGATATATGCAGGGTATAGATACCGGGATAATATGGGTATATGGCAAGATACAACGTCGCTATGGTTTGACGGATATATAAGCGGTGTAACACCGAATAAACCATTTGTATTGAAATGTGAGGATTACGCCTGGAAGCTGAAGCAAATACCGGCGATATCTAAGATATGGAAAGGCTACACCATTACCGAAATGCTAAAGGAGTTGCTAAAAGGTACGGATATAACGCTCAATATTACGGCTGATATTGGGTTTAAATATGATGTAGGGTATTTTGATAGTACGGGGTTGAGCATTGTGCAGGTATTGGATAAGCTGAAGAAAGAGAATAATTTTTATAGTTATATTCGAGGCCGTGAATTACGGGTAGGTTATCCACTATATGTGGAAAGTGAGGCCAATACGCATACATTCGAGTTTCAGCGTAATATTATTAGCAATGATTTAGAGTATAAGCGTAAAGAAGATGTATTCTTGAGTGCTATACTGAAATACACAGAAACCGAGGTAACGGGTACCGCTAAAGACGGAGCGCAAAAGACTAAGCAGAAAGGTAAGGAGATATTGATATATTACAAGAACGGCGAATTCGTAAACAGAGATATTCCATCAGGGCAAACTCCGTTGATGTCAGAGGGTGAACGCCGTACGTTCTTATACTTGCCAAATACGCCGCGTGAAATAATGATAGCAGATGCACAGGCAAGGCTAAAGAAATACTACTATACGGGTTATAAGGGTAGTTTCTACGTATTCGGTCACCCATTTGTACAACATGGTGACAACGTGACGATTGTAAACCCGGTATTGAAAGAAATGCAATCAACATATAAAGTAAGGAAAGTTGTATATTCGGGGGGTGTTAATGGCTTGAGGCAGGAGATAACATTAGACTTTAAAACCGCATGAGTACAGATAATCAGTTAGCAGTAGCCGTACAACAATTGGCGGGAACGTATCGAAAAGATACGCTAAACGCTATGCTATGTAACGTAGTAAGCGTTAACGAATCCGAGCGCACATGCGTAGTGTCAACCGTTCAGTCCGATGTTGAAATTAAAGACGTGCAGCTTATGGCTTGTATTGACGATGGTATGTTGTTAATACCGTCTGTTGACAGTCAGGTAGTTGTGGTATTTAGCAAGATGAATATTCCGTATATATCACTGTACAGTCAACTGGATAAAGTACTGTATATCGTGGGGGATAGCTCGATTGAGGTCACTGGGGATAGTATAAAATTCAATGACGGGGCATTTGGTGGCCTAATAAAGATAGCCGATTTAGTTAGTAAGCTAAACACCATTGAACAAGATATAAACACCCTGAAGCAAGTTTTTAGCGGTTGGACGCCAGTATATAATGACGGTGGCGCAGCACTTAAGACGGCGGCAGCTACGTGGTACGCACAGACAATAACAGAAACGCAAAAATCAGACTTGGAAAACACAAATATAACGCATGGCAGCAGCATTTGATATACAATTGGGTGACGGTACTGGTAACGCATATGGTACGGGTGACTTGTCATTTAGTAACGGGGATTTTGCAATAGGTGAATCAGACCAACAGCATGTACAGGATACGATAACGGCGTTCCCGGGATGGTGGAAGCAATATCCCGCCGACGGGGTAGGCATATCGTCATATGTGAACGCGTCGGCTAATTTCCAGGCATTGGCACGGAATATACAATCACAGTTGACTGTTGACGGGTATCGGGTTAATCCATTGCCTGTGATACGATTTGAAGATAAGCAGCTAAAAGTATATCCTAATGCAGTTAGAATATAGCACATATAGCAATCAGAATATTATTGATATATGCCTGAATACATACGGCAGCATGAATATGTTATCCAAATTCATGAAGGATAATAATATACGAAATGTTTTATATAATCCGCAAAATAATACTAAATTTGTTTTTGATGATACGTTAATTAAAAACAGGATTATATACAATCTCGGAAAGACATACGCAACCAATCAAATAACGGATAATACATCACAAAACATGGCAACAAAGCGGCTGACATTCAGAATAGGAACGGACAAACCCAACGGGAACACAGTACAAGATGATTTGCTGAAGCAATCAGAGGTATTGCTGGTGTTTATCGGCGGTTCAGAAGTTAACGAACATTTTACAGGTTTCCCGGGATATACATTTAATAAATCAACGGGCACACTGGATCTTACCAATATTGGCGGGGTTAGTAACATTATTTTAGATATACTTTACAACTAATGAGATACTTATTACTTATACTGATATTCATAGCATTTACCGCAACGGGACAAACAACATTCTTAGGCGGCACTACCACCACCGTACAAAACAGGGGCGCGTTTCGTAGTGATAGTGTGTTTATTGCGCCGGTTCGTGATACTACATCAACATTCACATCGCAGCCCAATATAGGCCGTATCACAGTTAGCAGTGATAGCGTATTATATTACCACAACGGTAAAAAATGGACTAAGGTAACTATAGACACATCACGCC